TCATGTCTGCTATGGCATAAAATGATGCACAAATATAATATATTGTACGCTTTGTCCTAAATCACATAAAAATTTAGGCTCAGATGGGGGGGGAGGGGGGTCTGAGAATCTGCCCCCCGATCACCGCCGACCGATAGAGGCTCATAAAAAAATTTCAACAAATTGCCCGCCCCGAGGTGACCTACTATCGATAATCTGTTATCATTAGCAATGCCTCTCACCTGGTCACCGCATCCCGCCATCCCGCCACTCAGCAAGTCCGAGATGCTGAGGATGTCGCCTGAGAATATTCTCGCATACTGGGAGAAGAGGGAGGAAGCGATAGCCAAGGAGAAGGATGATCCATATCGTCATGGCTTTGAACTCGATACATGGAAACGGGCAGATAAAGAATTAAAGACCCACTCGGAAATCCTCGTTATGGGCGGCAATCGAGCTGGAAAATCGTTTTGGGCGGCCAAGCGTGTAGTTCAGTCCCTCGTTGAGAATCCTGGAACAATCATATGGTGCTTAACTGAAACCTCGGCAAATTCGATCCAATTTCAGCAAGCCCTTATATACAATGCCCTTCCAAAAGAGCTGAAAAGCCTTGGTAGGGGCAAGGTTGGATATGTCATGTATTCACTTCGTAATGGCTTCACAGCATCTAAGTTTACGCTAAACAATGGTAGCCAATGTATCTTTAGGTTTTGGCAACAGGATATAACCACTATCGAAGGTGGAGAAATCGGCTCACCTCAAGAACCTGTTAACGGCACACATAACATCGGTTACTGGGCAGATGAACTCGTACCCATGTCATGGGTAAATACGCTTAGATTTCGGACTGTCACAAGAAATTCCAAGGGAATAATTTCCTTCACCGCAGTGGATGGCTGGAACTCGGTAGTAAAATCGATGCTCACAGGAGCGAGAACAGTCGAATCGGCAAAAGCTGACCTCTTGGACGGCGAAGAGGTCCCCCTCGTTCAACAACCCATCCGCAAAGCCAGCTCGGTGGTTTACTTTCACACAGCGGCCAACCCCTTTGGCGGATGGGAGGCAATGAAGAATCAATTGGAAGGTGAGAAGAGGGAGACTATCCTTTGTCGTGCTTATGGAGTGCCTGTTCGTCAGAGTCGGGCAATATTTCCTAATCTTACGGATAAAAACTTCGTACAGGCTGAAAAGTTGCCCGATTTTAAGAATGCAAACTTCGTTCTGAGCATTGACCCAGCGGGAGCAAAGCCTTGGACGATGGTATTATTTGCAATTGATGCACATGGAGTCGCCTGGGCGGTTAAAGAGTTCCCTGATTTTGACACATGGGGAGGATGGATTGATCTGACTAAGGATAAACTGTCTGCCGGCGAGGCCGCCCAACCGAATGGGTACGGGTTGAAGGATTATGCGGATGAGATTAGGAGGATGGAAAAGATATGTGGGGATAATGAGGTTGTACGGATTATCGACCCTCGTTTAGGGGCGGCAAGTTATCAGAAGTCGGAAGGATCTTCTAATATCATAGATGATTTAACGGATGAAGATATCATAGTTCACCCTGCTGAGGCCCTTGACATCGAGACAGGCTTACAGGCCATCAATAATTTACTGGCATGGGATCGGGACAAGCCAATGGATTTAAATAATAAGCCAAGATTGATGTTCTCGGATGAATGTCAGAATTTGATTAGCTGTATGCAGGCTTACCAGCCAAGTGCTGGGCTAAAATGTCCGAGTAAAGATTTTGTAGATAATATCCGGTATTTTTCCATCGGTAATTTCGAGTACCACGATGAGGAGAGTTTTTTACCTTCAGGCGGGGGGAGTTATTAAATTATGAAATCTAAAAAAGTGATGCCTAGACATCGTAAAGAAATTATCAGGCTTCGGGAGGAGGGAAACACATGGCCGGAGGTATCAAAGCTTGTGGGCTTTAGTCGGGCAACAGTACAGAAGGTGTACAAGGAGGATGCAAAGCCCCCTGAGCCTCCCCCACAGCCCAAGGAGGAGGTTGTGCCTGAATTACCTAAATATGAAGAGGCTAAGGTGCTTGGACCAGTCCCCAATCCTCGTTTGATGCGTATATTCTTTAAGGATCGTGAGGGTGTAGGAATTTGCGTGAAGAGACCACAGGATAATCACCGTCCGAACAGCATGGTTTTGGTCAAGAAGGTGGAAGGCAATGAAGAGTTGTACCGACTGGTGTGAGACATCGGAAGATAAGGATCGGAGGATCGATATGATGCTCCGTGAGATGGTTATTGAGAAGGGGATTAAATCTTTGGAGGCAGGTATTGAGCCTGAACCCTTAACCCTACAGGAGATTTCGGAATTTGTGGGGATAGGATTTACATCGCTCCAACGGATCGAGCAACAGGCCTTGGATAAATTAAGAAATAAAATGTTAAACTAGTAAGTTTAGAAAAATGGAAAACGAAGTACAGTTATACGAAGAAAAGCCCGATGTTGATGAATTAAAGCATGAGTTTGAACGGGCAAAAGCAAATTTATCATCATGGATGGATAAAGCAGAGGATGCTCGGGAGGTTCGCTTTAACGAGTGGGCAGGCAAGACAGGTGACGGCAAGAAGAGTGGACCTGAAGCCTTTCCATTCATTGGCGCAAGTGACCTCGACCCCAATGTTATAAATCCCTTAATCGATGGGGATGTGGCGACTCTCACGCAGGCCCTCACACAGGCTAACCTGGTAGCCGCGCCTGTGGAGAGTGGTGATATCGCATCGGCCAAGTTAGTGAGTGAGTTTTTGAAGTGGCGAATGGGAACGATGGATGAACTGATGAGAGAATCTGCCATCGGGGCTAACTATTTACTTCAGAATGGACTGACTTTCTTTGGCACTTACTGGAAACAGGAGAAGACTCGTAAGTTTGAACCATTAAGTTTGGAACAGATTGCCGAGCAAGCACCTGAATTGGCAATGGCTATTCAAGACCCTGAGATGAAGGAGGGAGTCGAGGAAATGTTCTATCCTATGTTCCCAAAGTTAAAGAAGAGACGGGTCAAAAGGATGCTTAATGAACTTCGTAAGACTGGTGAGACAGAAATACCTACTGAAAAGATGGTGGTAAATCGTCCGGCAGTAAAAGCGTATGAGCTTGGGCGTGAATTGATCGTGGATAGCAATGTGATCGATTTAGAGTCTGCCCGTTCTATCCATTGTATCCATTATTATACTCCTGAAGCGTTAAAGCAGAAGGTAAATGAGGGTTGGGATGCCAAGTGGATAGATGGAGCTATCGAAAAGGCAAAAGACTTCTTTGAGGAGGAATCTTATAGTAATTTTAACTATGGAAATGATTATTCTACTCAGAGTTATGAGGGTTTAATCCGAGTAGTAACGACTTATCGCAAGGAATTGGATGAGGATGATTGCCCAATCGTTATTAAAACCTGTTGGACTGAAGAAATGGAAGATGCGGGTTTCCATGAACCTGTCGGGTATGATGAGGGGCGGTATCCATTCGTATGTATCACGCGAGAGCATTTAAACCATCGTTTGTTGGACTCTCGGGGATACCCTGAATTGTTAAAGAGTTATCAGGTGGCCGTAAAAACAGAGATGGACTCGAGGCGTGATGCCACATCGATGACTACAATGCCTCCATTTCTTTACAGCCTAGGCCGCAGACCCGAACGGATCGGTCCAGGCGCACAGATTCCTGTGAGAAGGAGGGATGAAGTCGGATGGATGGATACGCCAAGGTATTCACCAGCATCGACACAGGTGGAGATGGAAATTCGTCAACTATGCAATCGCATAACCGGTCGGGCGACTGGTCCTGAAGATGCGGTGGAAGCAAATGCGTTAAAACAGCACTTGGTTAATTGTTGGCTAAGTGGATGGAAGGAAGTTTTAAAGCGCGTATGGTGCTTGGATCGTACTTATTCGGGACCAATGGTTTGGTTTCGGGTTACCAATAACGAGCAAGGCGCACAGCTTATACTGGATGAAACTGCCGAGTTGTATGACTTTAATATTTCATGGAACTCGATGAACCAGGATGAGGAAAAGGTTCTACAGAAGCTTGATACAGTCGGTAAGCTAATGTCTCAGTATGATCGCCAAGGCCAAGCTCGCTACGATGTATACTTGCGTAAAGTTATCGAAGCAATCGATCCAAACCTTGCCGGTCAATTAATCGCACCTGCCGAGGAGGCAACAGATAAAGAGATTAAGGAAACATCTGCTGACCTTGCTAAAATCTTTAGTGGTCAGGTAGTCAATGCTCCACAGGGTGCAAAT